TGCCGCGGACCTGATACATGACCGTCCCTTTGTACTCGTCCCATTGGAGCGAGACTTCGACCGTGTGCGTCCCTTCGCGCGGGTATGCGACGCCTCCCATGTACTTGTCCATACTTTCCTCCTTCGCCCCACCTGTGGTATGATGGGGCTGATAAGCGATTTACTTGTCCACCGTTGCCGCGGTGGATCTGGCCGCCTGTTTGGCGGCTTTTTCTTTACAGTTCGGCCAGCTCTTGCTCGAGCCGCTCGATTTCCTTGCGGGCGGCCTCTTCGGCGGCTTTGGCGATGGAGCGGATTGCCTGATCACCAACGCTAGTCTTTGAGATGGTGACCCACAGTCTATCGCTAACGAACGCCTCGATGCGGAAAGAATCGTGTTTTGCGCCACCACCAGTCCGCTCGATAAATTCCACGAAATCTAGGAGATCGTTTATTTGGCTGACAAGGATTCGGGTCTTTGCGGCTCGCTCAGCAATATGCTTTAGCTCCTCCCTGGTCATCCTGCATCACCACCTCCTCCCTCATCTGCTCCTCCAGCTTCATGTCGCGCCGGATCTTCCAGGCGTCGATCACGTCGACGTCGTCGTCAATGCGGTCGGGCATCAGTTTGCTGGTCATTGGCCTGCGTCACCTCCTTCCGTCGCGATCCGATGAGCTACGATCATGTCCTCGACAGTCAGCCACTCACGCGAAAGGTTCGGCCGGCGGTCGCCGTCGCATACGATCTCGACTAGGCGGCGATGCGTGTCGGTCATGGATTGGTCACCTCACCGCAAAAATCCATTTGTGTACGATTTCTCGCTTCGCTTTGGCCCGTCGCCCGCTCTCGCTTTTCGTCATGATCGGCGTCGTGGCGGCCGTTACCGGGTCCCAACCCATTTCAGATACTCGCTTATATAGCGTCATGTACTTGATTCCATTTTTGTTGGCGAGCTCGATAATATCGGCGGGAATCTTTCGTCGGGCATCGTGTGCCCGTCTGACGCGCTCCGCTCGATCCGCGACCGGCTCCGTTGCGGCGCGATCCGGCGCCCAGCCGGCGTATATGCGCCAGTACAGGGTTTGATATGGGATATCGTTGCGCTGGGCGAGCTCAACGATTTCGCGCGGGATTTTCGACAACTTCCTCGGCGGCTTGGTCATGGCGAGCTCTTTCGGCCACCCATATTTGCGGATACGGGTTTCTAGCAGATTACGCGATATGCCATTTGCCGCGGCCGTCTCGTACTCTTCCGGCGTGATATACCAGTCGTAGGGGTTGCGCACGGCCATTACCCCGCAACCCTCTGCTGTCTCAACGCCCGGATCGCCGTCCCCAGCCTGAGCTCCGCGGCCCGCAGCCTGTACACCGCCTCGTCCACTCGATCGGGCTCGGCCTGATCGAACATCGCCTGTGCGGCCTGATGCTCGGCGAGCGCGGCGCGGTATTCGTCGTGAGCGGTCATGATCAGTCCTCCGTTTCTGCGATCTCCGGCGTGCAGACCGGGTCGGTCAGGATTTCGTAAATTTCCTCGATCTCTGCCAGTGCCAGCGCCAACCGGACGTGCTGGTCGGAGCGGGCGTGGAGGAGCTCCTGTTTGGCGATGCGCAGCTTGGCGATGGCTTCCTCCAGCTTGATAGTTGCCCGCATGAGATGGTCGCGTTTGGTCATTGGATTGGTGCCTCCTTTCGCACTCCCCTTCCTTTTGGTAGACTTGCATCAGGAAGGAGGTGATACTATTGGGCGCGTCTGAGCTTTTGAGAAACACCCTTCTTGAATTAAGGCGGTCAGCTATGGGTATTAGAACTGAAGATGATTTGAGAAAAACAATGAAAAAGTACAATATGTTATTTGTTGGAGAAAGATTCAACAACGTCTATGCAAGAGAGATGTTCTATTACATGAAGGAAAATTTCGGGTTTTCCCTCCCTTATGAGGAATTTCTGGACCTTGTTCCGGGCGTTTGCGCCGGATTGAACATGCCTTGTGAAACGCTGGTGTTTGTCAATAATCCCAGCAAACGAGCGGATTATCAGATCACGCTTTTTTGACCAGCTGATCGAATCCTGGATCGTCAACGGGCTTCAGTCCCATAGCGATCCGCATTTCGTTCAGCGTGATTTTGCCTTCTTCGTACTGCTTTTCGATCCCATCCGCCCTCTGGGCGGTTTCTTTTTTATCGGTCATTGTCTTGTCCCACTCTCCCCACAGAAATCTCCGCGAATCTCGTCGAGATCAGCCTCGACAATTTGCCCTTGTCGCTCCGCCCGCAGCCGGTCGAATGCTGTGATCGTGTTACGGATGTTTTGCAGTCTGACCTCTGGATCGCCGGTGTCGTGGGCGTAGAACTCGATCATACCGAGCACATACGCCCAATCGACGACGCCGTCTGCTATGCGTGTGCGGAGCTGATCCATGATCTCCTCGACGGTTCGGGAGTTGTTCACGCGGTGGTCGCTCCTTTCTTGGTTTTCCTCCTTCTGGTAGACTAGGGATTGAGAAGGAGGTGGATGAATTGAGTGATAAAGTGCAGCTTTCGACATTCCCCAGCAATAAAATTGATGCTCTAACCATGCTGTACCTGGAAAAACAAGAGCTGTCGGGAATCTCTCCGGAAGAATTCGTCGATCGTTACATCGAAATCCGGGAGAAGATCAACAATCATTTCAAAGAAACACGAAAGGCATCAGCGATCAAATTCTTCTAACACTTTGCAAATCTCAACCATTGCCGCTGTGATGCCAGGTAAATGATCATCAAGGCAATCCTTCGACCGCTCCGCCAACAGTGCCAGCTGTTCGCGGAGCAATTTTTCTGCCGTTTTGTCGTTGGTCATTGTATTTTCACCTCCTTTCATTGCGCGTATTTTTGGTTCAGCAGTCGCAGTATCGCGTCTTTGTAGTCTCGCTCCATCTCTTCAATCTCTTCTTTGCTGTAGCGAATGGTCTCGCCGTCCATCTCCACGATCGCGCCGCCATCCGGCGTGTCCGTGATTTTGATGTTGTCGCTCATCCCGCGTTCGCCTCCAGCCCGACCTTGAATTTGTTCACGAAGTAAATCTGCCCCTTCGGCGTAACCTTCGTGGTCTTGACTGTCCTCACGGAGCCGTCCGGCGAATTGATCGTGCGCTTCTTGATCTCGAACAATCCGAGCTCCATTGCTTTCTGCGTCGGATCGTTCCAGCGTTCGTCCTTGGTCTTCATCAGGTAGCCTTCCTGCCGGAGCCATTCAAACAGCCGGTTTTGGCCGATGTTGATGCCGTTTTGCTTGAGGATCTTCGCCAATTCGCCGATCAGGATCGAGCTGCCGGACGTTTCAAGCGCCTCGGCGAAAAGCACTTTTGGTCTGTCCGCTTCGATCTGAGCGGCCAGCTTCGCCTTTTCCTCGTTGGCCTGCTTGAGCCGTTGAGCCAGATCAATGATCGTGTCCGGGTTGAGCAGCACCTCTTCGATCTTCTGCGGCGTCAGATAGCCGCCATGCTGCCGGATTGCCGGAAGGACTTCGCTTGTGACCCAGCGCTTGAATTGTTTGGCCTTCTCTTGAATCTCCGGGTTGTTACCCTGGCGGGCTGCGCCAAAGATCAGGCTGTAGAGGCCGGATTCGTTGATGAATTTCTTCTGTACCATCTGGAAAGCCGGTGTTCCGTCTGCCTTCGTCCCTGTCTGGACCCCCACTGGACGGACCGTCGAGTCATCCTCGTCAACGTGGTTTGAGATGGCTTTGTGCGGATCGGAGAAAGACAACGCCTTCGCCGCCTCCGTCGCCCCGAACCACTCCGTTCCGTCCAGAACGATCACCGGCAATTCACCGAATATTGAGTGATTGAAAATTTGTGGTTGGTTCATTGGGTAGTCGCCTCCTTCTGTTCAACCGATTCTTTCGACCGGATCTGATGCCCCTTCCAGTTCTCGGTTTTGGTGCTCATCGGGCCATCACTTCCCGAGGGCGATAGTTGGCTTCCTCCTGCTTTCGCTTCCAGATCTTCAAGCTACGCCGATTGAAAATGTACTTGGGCCGCCTCGATCCCTCACACCCAACCGTCCGATGCGGTATCTGTTTGGTGCGGACGAGTTGCCGGAGCGTATATTCCGACATATTCAACTCTTCACGTGCCTCTTCAAACCCGATATCTTCGTCCAGCGTTAGGTCGAGTTCTTCACGTAGTTCTTCAAGGAGCTCGGCCTTTAGTTGCTCCTTCAGGTCTGCGATGATGGCAGCGAAGGCTTTTTCAGGGGTCATTCGCAGTCTCCTTTCAACGGAACAATTAGGCAGAATTCTGAGATTGGTTCTTCTCGAAGAGATATTCCAAATCGCAATGCGGGAAAAACCTACGTTTGATTTTCACTGCCTCGTCGAGAAGAAACGGACGCTTTCCTTTGGTCTTGTCGATGATCGTCGCGTAACGAACATCAAGACATTTCGCAAGATCTCTCTTAGTGATTTTAGACCGCGCCATTTCTGCATCGAGGTTGGGGTACAACCGTTTCACCTCCTTTGAAATACTCAATTTCGTATTTTACCCCAACTATACTACTCGTCGTCGTATCGTGTCAACCCTAAATCGTATTTCTAATACTAAATTTCATATTTACAAACTGTACGAAATTTCGTATATTTAACTTGTGTATGAGATTTGGTTTATTGGAGGTTAGGGGTTTGGATAGAAGGACGGAAATCATTAAGGAGATGATTGAAAAAAGGTGGCCAACGCAAAAAGCATTTGCTGAAGCTGCGAACATTCCTTACACTACATTGCGTTCTATTCTAGAGAGGGGTGTCGGAAAGTCAGCGGTTGAAAATGTCATAAAAATATGCAGAACATTGGGGATCAAAATTGAGGATCTTGAAGAAATGGCACAATCCGATCGAGAGGTTGAAAAAACACATACCGATCTCACTGAAGAAGAAATTTTGACTTTAGCGGCTCATAGTGCAGGTCATGAAGGCAAGTTAACTGAGGAGCAATTAGCAAAGATCAAATTGGCCGTTAAAATTGCACTGGCAAAGGATGATTGAATGAATGACCCTCTTTGACAGTTTACTTCAGGAATCGCCGGTACCAGTGATCTATGTCGACCTCCCGAAGCCGCTAAAAGGTTTGTATGTAGAAACCAGATCTGGGCGACATCGCATTTTATTGGACAAGCGTATGAATTTAGTCGCCGAGAAAGCCTGCGTTTTAGCCGAAGAGCTAGGTCATTACCATACCAGTGCCGGGAATATCCTCGATCAGCGTGACATTCGAAACCGTAAACAAGAGCGCGTTGCGCGTCAGTGGGCATATGAAAAGCTTGTCCCGCTGGAAAAAATCATCGAAGCGTACCACGTCCACATATGCAATCGATATGAGTTGGCGGAGTTTCTGGGTGTCACAGAGCCTTTTTTGCAGAAAGCGCTCGACCGATACCGGGAGAAATACGGTCTGTACGTCACCCGCGGCCGTTACACGATTTACTTCGACCCTTTAGGTGTAGTTGAAGATTTCCGTTGATCCCCGACCAGTCCCGGCCGAGAGTGGCCGTTTACATAGATTAAACCGAACATGTGTTTGGGAAGGGGAGCTTACATGGCAAAAGGTAGTATTGAAAAACGTGGGGAGCGCTCCTGGCGCCTCCGGGTGGATCTCGGGTACAATCCGAATGGCACCCGGAACAGGGTATCGAAGACGATCACGATCGACGACCCGGCGCTACTCAAAACGACAAAAAAGTTGCGGGAATATCTGGAGGATGAACTGGCAAAGTTTAAGCAGCAAGTGCTGAGTGGCGAATACATCGCCCCAGCAAAAATGACGTTTAAAGATTTTTTCGAGAAAGAATGGAAACCGAAGTACGCGGAACCAAATCTGAAACGGACCACATATTTGTCCCATTGCTCAAAAATCGAGCATCACGTATTGCCGACCATCGGCCATCTGCACATGGACGAAATCACAACAATGAAGTTGGTCGACCTGTTCGCGCAATTACGCAAACCGGGTAACCGGGCCGACGGCAAATCAGATAAGCCGTTGAAATCGCGCACGATCCAGTACACTTATGATGTCACAAACAGCATTTTCAAATGCGCAGTAAGCTGGCGTGTGATACAGAAAAATCCGCTGGAAGGCGTGAAACGTCCGCAAATCACAGCAGAGGACAAAAAAGCGTGGCGTGATCGGAAGAATTTCTATGAGGAAGACGAGGCTGTCGAAGTAATTGCGGCCCTTATCCAATCTGATATACCGCTCCGGCTCTATTACCTCGGCGCGATCCTCGGAGGATTTCGCCGTGGCGAGCTGATTGCACTCGAGGAAGACGATTGTGATTTTGAAAGCTATCGGCTGCGCATCGACGAGAATATATCCCATACTGAAGGCGGCAGAGCACTTATCACGGATACAAAGAACGAAGCGTCTGACGGATATGTAGTCATGCCTGCCTGGTATATGAAGGAATTGGAACAGCATGTGAAGCGAAACCGGAAACTCCGGTTGAAACTGAAAGCTGAGGGTAAATGGGAAGGCGGTGACCGAAAGTTTGTATTCCATGCCGGCAAAGGCAAACCTTACTACCACACCTACCCATCGGAGGCGTGGAAAAAGTGGTGCCGGCGCAACGGATTCCGGGACGTGACCTTGCATGGATTACGACATACCAGTGCAACCTATTTACTGTCCAAGGGCGCAACAGTCAAGGAAATTCAGCACCATCTGCGCCATTCCACACCACAAGTAACGACGCAAACCTATACGCATATAACAAAAAAGCTGAGTCAACGGACTGCGTCCCATTGGGATGTATTCGACCCCAATTTGTCCCCAATCCGCTCCCAGCGCGAAAAGCAGGGTTGAACCGTCGAACGGCACCTCGCTTTATCCAAAACAAAAATCCCTTATGTATCAAGGGATTTCGGTCCTTCAAATGGTGCCGAGGACGGGAATCGAACCCGTACGGGTGTCACCACCCGCAGGATTTTAAGTCCTGCGAAAACTCATTATATAAAGTAGCGATAATTTCGAAAACATTATGTTATGTGACTTTTATTGTTCTGAATCATAATGATTCCGCATCTTTCTTTGGTATGAAAAGTGACTTTTGCCCCCAATTTGTCCCCAATGGACACCAATTAAAAGAGCAGCCGGGCTCATGCCTGCTGCTCTTTCGCTTTCAAAACTCCGGTCGTCTCGCCTCCAAAATATCCAAAAACGGCACCTTCTCGACAGTCCCGAAATTTTGAATGTGTACCTTTTTCGTATCCGCATCCATCTTGACCACCCGTCCCCTGATCGTGGTCTCACGGCCCCAGATCGTGAAGACAAGTTCGCGTCTCTCCTCCATCGCATCCTGCAGCCTTTCGGCCAACTCCTCCAGCTCGAATTCGTCACGGACTGGTCTTTTCGGTTTTGCCATCTTCGATTCCTCCCTATGTCTTATAAGCGCTTCCTTATGCTCGGGCAAAATCATTCGGCTTGATTCCCAGAGTAGATTTGATCCGGGCGTCAGTTTGTTTGCCTTCACGCCGACCGCCTCCCGGCGCTGACCGGCATGCACGCCAATATACCATCGACCCGGAACGTTCTCGGCGCCCCAGTAGTGAGGCAATACGCCCGCACAACGACATCCTGCACGCCCAGCACGCGGATTGTGCGCTGGGTGAGATGGCCGTCGGCGTCCTGATAGATGATCTCGACGCGGCGGCCGGTGAATTTGGAAATCATGGGGTTCCCCTCCAAACAAGAACGCATGTTTGGGAACATTTGTTCTTATTATAAGCGAACAGGAGGGTAATGACAATCATTAAATCGATATTGTTCTTGCAGGAAAATCTAGGTATAATGACCTGGGATATATTTAAAGGAAGGAGGATTCGCCTTGCAGGAGAGCATATATCAAAGTATCCCTTTTGTGAAAATCGATGAAAATCAAAAATACTGGCTCGTAAGAACACAATCGGGAGATTACTACCAAGAATTCTACCATGAAAATTTTATTGGGGTTGGTTGGGACGAGCTCGATCTCAAGTTAATACACGAATCTCCTGATGAAGAACAAATTATTGAATATATTAAGAAGCAATATCCTGATGAAAAGCAGCCTGGTAGAATTTTAAATCAGATTAAACGTTTTCTGTATGACATAAAAATCGGCGACATCGTATTAATTCCTAGTCACTCATCATTGTATGTTTCCTTTGGTGTTGTAGTAAGCAATTTATACATTGAAGAAGTTAATATAGATGATGTGTTGGATGGTAAATGTCCGTTTCAGAAAAGAAAAAAAGTAAGATGGTTAAAAACCATTCGACGTGAAGAACTTGATCCTTATTTATACCGGTTATTGAATTCACATCATACAATTACTGATGCGACTCCGTATTCGACTTTTATTGATCGCACTCTTCACTCGTTCTATATAAAGGGGAATTCAGCACACTTAATTTTTGGAATTCAAAAACCTGATAATATACCAGCAGTAGATCTCGTTGATGTCTTAAATAAAACATTAGAACTAATCCCGATTATCAATTCATTAACGGATTCCGAATATAAAAAAGAAGACATTGACATTCGTCTTACGCTTAATTCTCCAGGAATTATTGAAATAGTAACGTTTACGGCCCCAGCACTTGTCCTTGGGATCGGTGTGCTATTGCATTATTTGATTGGGGGTAAGCTATCTGGGAAAATGAGTTTTACAACCGAGGAAAAAAGAGTAGAACTGGAGAGTTCTTCGGATGGACTGCTGGAGAAGTTCTTGAAAATCAAGAAACATGTCGATCAACAAAAACTTAGAGAAATGGAACTATCGCATAAAATGGCTTTTGAGAAACTGCAAGTAAAATTGCCAACTGAATTAAAAAATCTCCCTGATCCATCGGAATTGGTTTCCGGGAAGGGAGATTAATTTACTTATATGGGGAAGTCGCCCGAAAAAATTTAAATGTTATATATAGAGATGTTATCACAAATACGGAAAACCCTACTGGTAAGAAGTCGAGAATTATTATTTTCCTGACCCATGGAATTAAGCCAATTGTATATTGTTGCAGAGATAAGAAAAAACCAAAAACCATCATATAAGATCCTGTACATGAAAGTACGTGCAGAATTTTCTTTACGAAAGGGTTTATTTTTATTCCGTTTTCCATAAAAAACCCTCCGAATAAGCCATCTAATTGCTATTATATACAAAAGTATCAAGAAAGGAACGTCATCCTCACTTTACAACTCAAAAAATTTTTCGCTCCCCACCGAGCCTAACCCCGGTGGGGATTTATTCGTTTTGCGATCACTTCCCGCCATTCATCCGATACAGCATCACCCACAGCTCCTCGCGTGTGACCGGGTCCTTCGGCCGGCTGCCATCCGTTATGCCTTGTTCGACCGCCCATTCCCGGGCGGCTGCAAATTCGGCTCGCCAGTCGGCCGAGGTCGGCGGATTCAAGTGTTTCCGAACAGCCGTCAGAAACGCCTCCCAGCCGCCAGACCTGTGCCGAATAATACGCGGACAGTCCTTCCCAGTCCATCGGTTATGCTGGACTACGGCGTCAATCGAGAGGCCAAACTGCTTGAGCAGGTGCGCGACCAGTTCCGCCGCATTTGCCTCCGCCTTCGTTCGGTCGCCGTCGGCATTCTCGCATATCTCAATCGCAATGCTCGACGTATTCCCCGGTCCTTTCGACCCGTCTCCGGCGTGCCAAGCGACTTCATTGAGGGGGATATGCTGCACCACATTTTGATCATCGACCGTAAAGTGCCAGCTCGCCGGTCGGTTCGCGGCGTCATCACCCTTGAGATATTTGGCGTGCATGAGCGCGTTCGCACCCTTCGCCGGGTTCGCCGTGTCGTGGATCGTGATGTATTTCGGACCAGTCAGTTTGGTCCCCGGACGGTTACGGCGACCGGCGGGGATGAAGTCCTCAATGATTTTCATTTTTCGTCACCCTCCGATTTTCCGCGCAATACTTCCACCGCCCGCTGCATGACAGGCGGAATAGGAACGCCAATTCGGCCAGCGTTTTCGATCACGCTGAGCAGCTCGTTCGCCAAATAGAAGAACACCGCCGCATCCCTGAACAGATGCGCATCGCCGAGCGTCGTGTCGACCAGATGCGCCACGGCCACGACCGCGAAAATCGCGACTTTTCTCGCGATGCCCCAGAGGCCGACGTCGCTCCGCAGCCGTCCCTCTTTGGCCGCCGCTGCGACGCCGGACAGGTAATCAAGGACGACGAACGTCAGAAGGATCGAGAGCAACGATGACCAACCTCCAAACAAATAGGAGGCGAGGGAACCGGCAATAGCAACGCCCGGTTTGAACCAGCTTTCCATAAGCGTGCACCTCCGCAATAAAATAAGCTCCGCCTGATAGGCAGAGCTATTTGAAACTTTTTCACGTCGAAGATTGTAATATATGGTATAATGATCCCAAATAACTAGGAGGTCGGAATGCATGAAGCGTACAATATTTGCGCTCGTTATCGGCATGCTAATCGGCAGCGCCGCGACAGCCTTTGCCGCATCCGATACGGTGACGGCGACCATCGCCAAACTCCGCTTCGTCGTCAACGGCGAGGAGCGGGACGTGCAGACCGAGCAGCTCGTCGTCAAGGGGACGACGTATCTGCCGGTCCGCGAAGTCGCTAATATGCTCGGGTATGATGTAACCTACAAGGCTGATAGCAAGACGATTGAATTCAGCGCTGCCAATGGGCCAACGAGGAAAGGAGACGAACAGAATATGGATCATACGATCGATGAGATCACGGGCGAGCCGACGCCTACCACAGCGTATGAAGGAACGGACATTGTGCTTGACTTTGACTTCGATACGCTAGATATGTCCGAATGGACTTCGCTTTACGACATTCATGATAGCGTGAAGCGAACTGTGGACTTGCTTCCCGGCAGTCGCCCAACCGATCATCGTAGATTGATGACGATCGAGTCTAGGTCTTCCCGGATCGAATTCATTATCCCCCAGATGGTCGGGGGGGACATGCTTTTTCGGAATGCAGATGGCGATGAGTTGTTGATCACCAAAGGTGAGATGTTTCTCCAAAACGAATCAGTCGCGAAGCTGCTGGGTCAATAGTTCCCGCCGCCCCGCGACTGAACGAAAATTTGCGTCAGAACCGTAGCCACAATGCGCCCGAGTGAATTGGGCGCTATTTCTATTGTGTGCCACGTTCCCCGCCGAATCCGCCCTCCGTCGTCCTTCGACAGGTACGGAATAATGTCCACCTCGTCCGCGCTCGTGCCCAGTCCCGGAATCACATTTCCGTCCACCCTCACCGTCACCGCCGTCGGTGTCGGACCCTCAAAGATTCCGTACTCGATGTCGTGTGTATGCGCCGGGATCGTGTGCGTGTGGTCCATTTCGTGCACGTGTGGCGCAATCTCGTGAGTATGATCCATTTCATGCACGTGTGGCGCAATCTCGTGAGTGTGATCCATTTCGTGCACGTGCGGTGCAATCTCGTGAGTGTGATCCATGCCGTGTGTGTGCTCTTCGCCCCAAAACTCGTGATAATGGGTGCCGATTTGATGATAATGATCACCTGATGGCATGAACGTGACAGCGCCCCCGCCGGCAGTCATCAGCTGCGTACCGGGAGGAATACCATGGTTGTGCAGACCTTCTGTGCTCATGAATTGACCGGGTTGAAATATTGGCGACGGGAACAGAAATCCGTGCTCTGTTGTATTAAAAGTACTCGTCTGCTCTGTCGTCATTTTGCTGCTCGGCCCGCTGGTCGTCTGACCACCCGCCGCAGTCGTCGTCCGGCTACTCGGCCCGCTCGTTGTCTGTCCCCCGGCCGCTGTTGTTGTTCGGCTGCTCGGCCCGCTCGTTGTCTGTCCACCCGCAGCAGTCGTCTGCCTTGTACTCGGCCCGCTCGTCGTCGCCGGCGCAGCCTCAATGGCGCGCTCGTAGGAGCGGAACGGCTCCACTCGGTACGACAGACGCACCTTGTTGATCCTGACTGTCTCCTCCGGCACCCAGAACCGCATGATGGCCGGATGGTCCGGGTCACAATTGTCCGCGAAATCGTGCGAGTCGAAGTTCGTGGCGCCTTGCGCGTACACCTCATTGATCCGCTGCCGGTCAGCCAATTCCGCGATCGATCCAGCGATGTCCAGTGGCCGGTTCGCGATCTCAATCTCGATGTCACCCGGTGCGCCGGTGATGTCGGGTTTCCGGACGTTGACAACGCGAGCCGTGATGTCGATGCCCAGCTCCTCGTCCTTGACAATGACATGCGATCCGGTCCGGAACTTCTGGAGCCCGAGGTCAGCCGCCTTTGCCCGGTACGTGATGCGCGGATGCTTCAGCTCCTCCAGCAGCGCCTCACCGCGGGCCTTGAGCGTCTCCGGATGCTCGAATCGGCGGTCAACGAAAATCTTCGAAATGATTCCGTATTGCGCTTGCGTGTCGGCGTCCAGATACGGCTTGCCACCATTGACTTCGGCGATGGTGAGTTGGTTCACGCCCTCGCCGAACCCGAGGCAGTATAGCCGCGTGCAGAGTGTCGTCGGATCGATCTCGCGCTCGATCTCGCGCATGTTGTGCCCGTACCTGATGTAGGTCACGTTCGGATCGTTCTCGATGGCCGGCTGCTCGACCAGGTTGAGCGTCCACGGATACGACGTGGTGTCCCAGGTCCACCGGTACGCCTCTGTGAAAGGCTTCGGGACGCTGAAAAGCGCGGCCAGCAGGTTCTCGTTTTCCCACGAATACTCAAATTGCCGGGCAAAGCTGACCGTGCCGAGCTGCCAACGCGGGGTGAGCTGCTTATCGAGGATGTACTCGAGCACGTCCCGCGTGTACACGCCGAGGTTTCCGACCGTATGAAACTGAAAGAGCACGTCATCCAGCAGCGTCGCCAGCACATGCTCGCACTGGTACGTGATCGTCTGGCCGCTGCTGTCCCGCCGGGCGGCATGCGGGACGATCCGGAACAACTCGATACGCTCGTCACCGTCGAATATTTCGACGAAGTATAGCGGCTTGCACTCGGTGTTCTTTGGGTCGTCGGCGGGAAGAGTGAATTGCGCCTTCCAGAGGTTGTTCAGCGGAAGCTCGTAGCCGACCTTTGTCGCGTTCTCGAGGAAAGCGACCGGTTGCAGCTGCTGGTTGTAGATCTTGACTGGTACGGTCATTGGCTGTCACCCGGTATCTGCGCCGTCGCAAGGATGGCATCTGCCTGCTCCTGCGTGATCCACTTGCCGACGTAGCTTTGAACCTTGGCCACGTCAATTCGCCGCATGACCCATTGAACGCGAATGAATTCGAACATCGTCACAACACCTCCATCAGAGCGAGCAGAGCTTGTTCGGTAGCTTGCAAACGTTGCTCCAGCGTCGGCGGCTCCGGCGGCCGCTGTGCCCGTTCGGCTTCGATCTCTTCCTGTGTTTTTTCGCGAATCATTTCGCCATCCAACTTGTACAATTGCGGCGCGGAAACATAAGTGCGCCATTCATCTTCTGTGATAGGGATCGCCGTCTTTGGTATTGCGTCGCCGTGAATCTCGTCGACGTAAAAGCCGGCGATGTTGCCGGACTGGTCAAAGTCGACATAATATTGCGGTTGTTTTTCTCTCATTCTACTCACCGTCCCAACACCATCCATCGTATTACCCTTGTCCCTGAACTGCCCCTGTGGGCAATCTCAACACTGCTGCGTGTCGGGTTGAACATATTGACCGTGCCGCCGGGCGCTTCTCCCGTAACGTCGATGACCGGTAAGCACAGCACGAGCTCATTCGGAAAAGATATTGGGAAAATCACAGTTTCGTTCGAATTCGCCGCAATCGTAACATTCCCCCATTGCAGGATAAACCCATTCGCAAAGATGTGGTATCCCACACCGGGAGAAATGATTGTCATACGATTGTTCCCGCCGTGCCACACCTCGCGCCAATCCGTGCCGTCGTGATAGTACACCCGCTTTGTGGCACCGTTCGCGTGCATCCTGCCGACCTTCCCGGTCGGCACAGAGGACACTTCAAGGTCGATGCCGCCCAAAGCGGTCAAGAGCCCCGTCATCGTGTCGCCTGATTTTTCCAGCTTCGCACTATTGAGCGCCGCAAAGTTGTCGTTGAGCGGCTGTGATTCGATTTTCGGGCCGATTGGTGTAAGCTGCATTTACATCACCCTTTCATTAGAAGCTTACCGGTGATATTTCTTATAGATTTGAACTTCGTTAGTTGAATTAGGCAGGAAGACTTCGCAAAGGTTCCGGGCAGTTTTCGATCACCCAATCGCCGCCGATGAGTTCGGGATTATCTCCGAGTGCATTGTATCTGCTAATTAAACCGAACATGGTCAATTCAGGTTCTTCCTCGGTAGGTTGAAAAGTGTCATAGATGTTCTGCAACGCGTTAATTATTTCTTGTTTTCGTTGTTCACTCAATTATGCCACCTCCCAAATCCTCATTACTTTTACCATGATCGTAGCTGTCGTAGTGTCGGCGTTGGTAATTGCTACTTTAATATTTGCAGGAATAACTTGATTTCTAAGTGCCATCAATTCATCCGTTGCTTTGCCTGCAAACATTCCTATAATTACTTGTTTCGGATAATTGCCTGATGTCGCGGCGGGTTGTGCATTTGTATAACAATCGGGATAAGTGTGATCTTTTCCCCCAGCACCGGGGACGTTTGCCCAGAATGAATTAGTTGCTAGTTTCCACAGCTTGTCAGAGTTGACCGCGAGAATGATTCTTTTTGCACCTTGCGGATCAATTACCGCTTCAATGGTTGTGCCAGCAGCCAAGGATTGAGCATTTACAAGAGTTTCAATTGCTGGCGGTTTTGTAGGTAAACTCCCCGTTAGTTGTACAGCGACCGTGTCCTCGATCTTTTTGATTCCGTTCGTGCTCTTGATCGCTGTGAGCTCAGACTCAACATCCTCGAGCTTAGACAGGATCAAATCGAGTTTCGCATCCGTCGCCGCTCCGGCCGGCAGCGCTGATTCGAGAACATTAACGTTATACGCGCCATTTTTGCCCTGTAAGGCTTCATAGTCATCGGTGTTAGGATTAAAATACTGCGGAATCGGTTTTTGATCTGCATCCCGCTTTATGCGTTTACTACTATAAGACATCCACCCGCTCCTCCTCTATGCGAATTTATGCTTCCAACGGAACCGGATTGTGGCATCTGGCGATTCCCCTTGAAAGACAAATTTGTTTTCGCCTGGCTGTAAGAAGATAAAATCGCCAGAGAAACTCGACAACTTATTGACCCGGTTCATATAATCCTCAAATAACGCCGGGAATTCGGCGTTAATGAACGTCGTCTCTTCACCGATAACAGCCTGATATACTTGCATCATCCGCGCATCGACGACAACGACATGATCTGCGGGGTTGGTCATCGAAAGCGTAAAGGATTGACCGGTATTGAGGTTTGTCGCGGTCAAATTGCTAAAAGCCCCCTCGATATCCAGACGCAACGGCGTTACGAGGGGACCGTAATTGTACAAGCTCGACATGTGGTATGTGTACTGCCATTGTAATGACTGTGTGTTTGGATAAATTGCACCAGAGTCGTAATCCAGTCCGGTGTCGTATTCACCAGGGTCAACATCAAATGCAGTCGCTTCGGCATATGCAAATGGATCGTAAGCAATAAGCGGCAACGTAAACCTGCCGAGTCCGATAACTCGATCGATCGGCAAACTTCCTGAATAGCGCACAAAATAGGACCTCTCCGGTTGTACCGAAAAGGTAAGTTCCATCGTGCGAGGACGGCCGTATTCGTCTACCAAAAATGCAGCGAGATCAGAAACGGCTTTTTGCAACTTAGTCGGGCTTGTCGTAACAAATGCACATTCGATATCAAAAAGGCGCGGCCCCAAATCCGCTCCGAAGTCCCACGCGCCATGCCGGCCCGGTATCGTCATCGTCCGGTCGACCGTGCTGGGCAGGATCGGGCGGCGGGACGAGCTAATCATGATGATGCCGAGCTCCTTCGCCGGCACGCCGCCCAGAACAAAACCTCCGTTTTGCATCATGCCAATCCCACCCCCCTCATTGCACCTTGCTGCAGTCGGTACAGCTCGCGCGCGATCGCCTGGATGTCCGCGTCAGACCGGACGTAGAAATTCGCACCGGCGAACATGCCCTCCATGCTGACGTTCGTCACGCGCGCCGCCCCCACTCCGCCGACTACGGAGACGCCCGGAGTGGACAGTCCGTCTAGCCCACCGGTGACGGCCGCTGCCATCTCGGCCGCCTCTCGGCGCACAGTGTCGATGGTGCGCTCGAGGCCAAGCGCAAAGCCCTCGCCGGTGTACTCGCCGAGCTGCATCAGCACGCGGGACGGTGATCTGATCGAAAGCGCGTTTTTCAGTCCGCCAGTCACGGCGTCAGCGATGCCCTTGACCGCGTCCATGACGTTGCCGACCAGGCTCTTGATACCGTCAATCAGCCCCTGAATGATGTACTTTCCAATATCCACCATCCTGGATCTCAGATCACGAAGCCAGTTCATGATGTTGTTCCAGGTGTCCGTGATATTGGATCGGATCTCTGACATCTTGTCCCGTATCGTCGTCGAGATACGGCCGAACAGGTCTTTCGCGTCCTCCCACATCCGCGTCATCCAGGACTTCACATCATCGCGCAGCACTTGCCAGCGCTTCTTGACTTCGCCTGTTTCCCAGTTGACCTTGTTGACGTGCTCGCCGGCCTGCTTCTGCGCCTCTTCGACCACCGCGGCATGCATCTCTTGCGCACGGGCAATCGTCTCGTCGCGCTGGCGCTGAGCCTCGGCAATGAGCTTGTCCGCCTGCTCCTTGCTGATCGTGCCGAGCTCGTCGCGCTGGCGGATAATGTTCTTGACCACGTCGTTGTACTGGTCCTCGGCGGCCCGGATCGCTTCGTCGCGCTGCTTTCTGCTGTTCTGCACGACCTCCGCGGCCTGCCGGGCAGTCAGGGCGGATGCGTTCGCTCGCATGCGCTCGAGGATCGCTTTTTGCTCCAGCTCAGACTCGCTCATCATCTCGATGCCGGTCTCGAGCATCTGCTGCTGAATACGTCGGATCTCATCTGCTTCCTCTCGCGTCAGCCCGCGTTTTTCCTCGGACGCGGCACGGAGGATCTCCTCGATCCGGCCCTGTCCCTCTTCGACCGCCTGACGCTGCAGCTCTTGCCCTTCTCGCACCTTCGCAAGAATTTCAGCCTGCTCTTCTTCGGTGAGCCCCTGCGCGCTCGCGAAAAACGCCTGCATGGATTCGAGCTCTTCAGCGTGCTTTTCCTCCATCGCTGCCAGCGTCTGATCGCCCATCTGCTGGATCGTTCCGACTATGCTGTCAGCCATCTCCTGCGTGACGGTCTGACCAGACCATGCGAGCTGATTCAGTTCGACGGTCGCCTTGTCGTTGAGATCCATAAACGCGCCGACCGCCTGTTGCGTTGCCTCCGACACCTCATCCCCGAACCGATCGATCTCGGGGATCGCCTCGCCCATCGCGTACTCGATGCCCTTGATCGCGCCCACAATCAGTGTAAAAGGCGCGGCCAGAACAAGGATCGCGGTCTTGAGCGGACCGGACAGCTCCATGATCCGGTCCCAATTGGCGTATAGCGCCGCAGTCGCCGCCACCGCCGCAGCAATCGCCGCAGCAATCGGGCCGAATGACGCCGCAGCACCTGCCGCCGCGCCGCTCATCCGCCCAAAAACGGATATGAGCGACCCGATGCCGGATGTCAGCTTGCCGACCACGATCAGCGCTGGACCGATGGCCGCTGCGATACCGGCTATTGCTACAATCGCCTTCTGCGTCTTCTCGTCCATGTCCGCAAACTTTCGCGCCCAGTCCGCGATCATCTCAATTATTGGTTGCGCGGCATCCAACAGATCCATGAGCGCAGGCAGCAGAGCCTCGCCCAGCGTGATGGCTACGTCTTGCAACTTGTTTTGGAACATTTGGAACTGCGACTCGGTGGTACCATATCGCTGTTCAACTTCTTTTTGAAGCGCGATATTTTCTTCCCATGCTCCCGTCGCCGTGGAGAGTGCGTCGCGCAGCGTATCGTTGGCACCGGCCAGACGCAGGAGTGTGTCGGACTCGCGAATGCCGGTAATACCGAGATCGGAGAGGATAACCGTCAGGTTTTCGCCAGCGGCACTGGACGCGGCCAACCCGTCCACGAACGCCTGCAGTGCGGCAGCCGGATCAGCCTGAAACGCTCGCGCAAATTCCTCCGCCGACATTCGGGCGACCGATGCAAACTTGTCCAAGTCTTCGCCGGCCAGCGAGACCGCCGTCTGCATCCGCTTGAGCACGGTACTCATCGCCGTGCCGCCGGCCTCCGCCTCGATGCCGACCGACGACATGGCGGTCGCCAGCGCCATGATCTGCGCCTCGGTGAGTCCGATCTGCGCCCCTTGGCCGGCCAGCCGCATCCCCATCTCCACGATCTCAGCCTCAGTCGTGGCAAAATTGTTTCCGAGTGCGACTACCGTGCTGCCGAGTCGGTCAAAGTCCTGCTGACTCATTCCGACGATGTTCGCAAACCGGGCAAACTGCGTCGCGCCTTCTTCTGCCGTCAGGTTCGTCGCCTCACCGAGACCGATCATCGTCTCGGTAAATTTGAGGATGTTGTCAGTCTCAATGCCGAGCTGCCCGGCTGCCTCAGCCACAGCTGCGATGTCCGTCGCCGCCGCCGGCATGCGCTTCGACATGTCGCGGATGCCTTGCTCGAGTTGCGCAAATTCCTCTTCCGTCGCGTCAACCGTCTTGCGGACGCCGGCAAAGGCGCTCTCAAAGTCGACAGCCGCTTTTGTGGCAACCGTACCGAGCCCGACGATCGGCGCCGTCACACCGATGGAGAGCTTTTTACCCACGTCGGACATTTTCTCGCCGGCGGACTTGAGCTTGTCACCGGCTTTTTGCATCTTCTCGCCAAACGACTCGACAGCCGGTTCCATGTCGTGCAGCTGCTGCTCGAGCTTTTCGAGCTCAAGGCGTGTTTTCTCAGTTTCCCGCTGGAAAGCCCGGTACTGCCCTTCGCTGATCTCGCCGCGCTGGAACTGCTCATTGACTTGCTCTTGCACAGAGCGGAGCCGGTCCAGTTTCTCCCGGGCGTTCTCGATCGCGTTAGCGAGCAGCTTTTGCTTCTGCGCGACCAATTCTGTATTGGATGGGTCCAGCTTAAGCAATTTTTCGACTTGTTTCAGCTCAGACTGGATGTCCCTTGATTTCTTGTTCACATCCGAGAGGGCTTTCGACAGCCCCGTTGTGTCGGCACCAATGACGACGTTGATCCCGCGGATTGTCTCAGCCATGCGCACCACCTTCCACAATGGCGCGCAGCCGGTTCATTTCGGCACTTATCTCAGCTTTCTTGTTTTCGATCAGCTGCAGCAGTCTCCGCAGCGCTTTTCCTTGTGCGCGCTTACCGCGTTGCAGCAGCTCGCGCTGCTCTTCTTGTAATCTCCGGATCTTCTCGTTCTGGTAGTGACCGTAAAAATGGCCGCAGTGAGGGCAGGTGAAACCGACCGCTTCAATGTCATCTCCGATACGAGCGGTCCCCACTTCGATCAATACAAACTCCTTCTGGCACCCTGCATTGCAGACGACTTTCTGCATCGGTTTCACCTCTCACATGCGATAAAATGCGTCAATGTCTTCCTGCGTTGCCATGCGCGGCTCGTCAGGATCTTCACCCAGGTAAGCATGTACAAAGTCGATAAAATCCTGCATAGTCAGCAGGTCGAGCTCCGCAAAACTGAGCCCAATTCTTCTAGCCGTTGCAAGGATGTTGATGTCGGCCCGATCACACTGATTCCGCGAGTCACCTTTGGGCCGCCGGTGCCACGGCCTTGTTTCGACGAAAAAAGATCTTCTTCGCCTCTTCCATGGCGGCAGTCAGAAGATCGGGGTCAAAGATGTCAATATCCTCGTGCTCTTCGAGCCAGCGGGTGAATGACGGGAATTGCCCGCCCACCCCGGCGGCCGTCCGCGCCAACGTCCACACCAGCCGAAGGATCGCCACCGAGTCCAGTCGGCTGAAATCGAGTTTGGACGGATCGATCCCGCCTCCGGATAGCGCCTGAAAGCCGGTCAAGCCCGTGATCATACCCACCATGTCGCCGAGAAGGTCCCGGCTGAATTCCTGGTTGTAATAGAGAAGGCTCAGGGTGGAGCCCCTGAGCCTCAGCATCTTGTCGCCGATCGTAATTTCTCGCATGTTACACCTCCGGTGTAAACAACGGCATGTAAACCGCACTGAAAAAGCCGTTATAAGCCGTCGTGTTCGTGTCCGACAGCTCCATTTCACCCCGGACGATCATTTTGCCGTCAATCTCGATGGGCGAGATCGTGAGGTTGAGCACGTCCGTTGCCGGCGTGATCGACTCGGCCTTCGTCGTCCGTTCCTTCGCCGGACGACTGGCGACGCAGTCATAGTACACGAACCGGCGGTTGCGCTTGTCACCCTGCACCTGCGCCATGAGTGCAAAGTGCTTCGGAATCGCGTCCGAAACCTCGATCAGTGCACCGTTTTCGTCAATCTCCCAACCGAGCATTTCGGCCAGGATCGCGTCCGGCACGTTCGCCAGCTCAAGCTCACCGGTGTAGCCGTTGTTCGCGGTGTAGCTGAAATACAGCGTGTTGTCCGCGTAAAAGTTCGTCGATTCGCCGACCGCCGTCGGCGTGAACCGCACCGCGCCCGGAATAGGGATTGGCGTCTTCCACGCGGGCTGGCTCGGGTTCGAGTCGTCGAAAAAGGCGATGTGCACCTTCTCCAGTCCGAACGTCACTTTGTTCTGGGACATTCTGTTACCCTCCAATCAGTTGGATTTCGTAAATGGTCTGAAACAGCTTCTCGTCCTCGATGTAGGTCTCGGTTTTGCTGTACGGCAGCCCGAGCTCCTTGAGCTTGTTTTGGACGGCCGCCTCCGCCGCCGGATCTTTCCGGTCAGTGTACAACTCGATCTGGATGTTAGACACTCCGACGTAGTTGAGATTGTCGGCCATCACGTCCGAGCTGTACGCCTCCCGGTACGTGATAAACGGCGGCGCAGGCGCCGGGCTCTGCTGCGTGTCGACAAAATGAGAGTAGGCGACCGGATACCCGATCGCCTTCAACGCTTGATTCAGTTCGGCCAGTGTCATCGATCACCCTCCGTTCCGAATGATCGTGCGGACACGGTTTTGGAACGCCTCAATCTCCTTGTCGGCCGGAGGTCGGATGTGCGGCCGCTCGGCTACGCGCCCACCGCCGCGCTTCGCATGACCGAATTCGAGCAGGTGGGCGAGCCGTGGCTTCCTGCGGTTGTAGATGATATAGCGGATCTCGCCGTCCCCGCCCATCTTTTTCCGAGTCCAGCCTTTCGCGTATTCGCCAGTTCGGCGCGGCGACTTCGCGCGAATCTCTTTGACCAAACGTTGACTCGTCTGGTCGGCCTCGCGCTTGATGGCTGCCGATACGTCTTCGGTATATTCCTTCACGGCCAGCGTGATCTCGGCGGCGAGGTTGTCGATGCTGACGTTAGCCATTGCCGATCACCCTTTCGGCCGTCAGCTCGATTTCTTCGGCGCCAACCTGGTACGTTCGGATCACGCTGTACCGTTTGCCCTCGAACTCCACGATCCGCTCGCCGCTGTACTCGTAGGCGTGGACCGTAAAAACGTACTCAGGGCGCAGCCCCGCCGCGGCCCCGCTGTAAAAATCACTCCGGCCGGCCGATTTGACCGAGCACAGAACCGTCGTCCGGGTCTCGACCGGCCGCTGATTGCCGATCTCGTCCTCTTCGATCGCCTCGCCTACCAGCGTCAGTTCGTGATCATACGTCACCGGCACCACCGCCCGCTGAAATGATCAGGTTGTGCAGCCGGTACTGGAGATGCCGCGGCATTGCACCGGACTCGTCGCGCGACTGATAGCGCCATGTCGCATAGTCGACGACAAACATCAGGTGATGAGCGTCGTCAGCGCTCAGAGCGATGCCCTTTTCCTTCGTGAGTTCGTCGATCACGCCGGAAATGATGGCGACCAGGTATGTATCCCTGACCGCCGTAGTAATTCCGAGCCGCGCTTTAACCAGCGCGAGGATTTGCGACTCATCCATGACCGTCACCCGCCGTCATCGCGTTTGGTGCGCTTTCGCGGCTTTTCCGTCGGTTCGATGTCGGCGCCTTCGCCGGCCACCACATACCCCAGCGCCTGCAGTTCCTCCGCACGATCTCCGTCGTACTCGTCACCGGCGCGGTATGTGCGCTTCGTGACCTTGCACCGAAAATCTTTCAACACCTTTGCCATCGATTATACCTCCGGCGCCGGATCGGTGATTGTGACCAGCGCGAACGCAGTCGGCTTCGTCGGCTTGCCGTCGAAGCGACCCTTGCCCCGGAAGGCCATTTGGTCCTCCGTGAATTTCACGTGCTCGCTGCGGTCGATCGTGATGTTTTCGCGTTCGACCAACGTGTACTGCGAGAAATCGCCGAACAAGACTTGGTCCGGGTCCATGAACTGGCTGAACACGACACGCAGACCGACCAGATCCGGCTGCCGCAGGTTCGGCAGCTTGCCGACCACGTTGCCGCTGGAATCGACCTGAATGCTGAATTCAGCCAGACGGTTGTAGTACGTTTGCCGGCGCATCACCGCAACGATTTCGCCCACGCTGTCATCGCCGGTGTCGATCAGGCCGATTTGCTTGACGAGGTTTTTCAGCAGGTTTGCGTCGGCTTCGACCGTCTTTTGATTCCCGGTCGGGATCGACGGGATGATGCCAGTCGGCTGCTTGTTCGCCGCGCCGGTGCCTTTCAGGATCGCCTGATCGAGCGCTTTGGCGATGGCGCGGGCGATCTTCCGCGTGACGTAGGCGTCCAGGTTGATGATGCTGTCCTGCAGCAGATAGTTATCGACGAACGTTACCTTACCGACTTTGAACCCGTCAAAGTCGATGTTCGTGATCGTACCGACATCACCGGTCGGCAGGGCGGCGGATTGCTCGATCCACGTTGCCGGCGTCGTGTCGGTGTCGATCAGGATGCGGGCCGTACCCTTCACCGGGATTCTTTCGACCAGCGGATACAGCGTCGTGAAATCACCCATGATGTCCATGATGCGGTTGATCACGACATCCGGGATTGTCAGTTCGGCGCCGGCAACCGCCCGCAGGTTGCGGAACTTCTCGTAGAATTCGACAACTTCACTACGGCGGTAGTATTCGCCGGTTTTCAGCAGCTCGCGGACATGAAGTCTGTTCATTTCAGCACCTCTTTCGCTTTCGTTGGATTTGGAACGGACCGAATTGGCCGGTTCCTTCGCGTTGAGTTGCTCGAGCTCATTTTCGAGCTCGGCGATCTCGCCTTGGAGCTTCGATTTCTTCTGCTCGAGCTCTCCCTTCTGCGCCTCGAGCTTCCCGACTTCCTCCTCCACGGCGGCCAGTTCCTCGTCGGTCTGGGCTTCCGTGGCGGCCGCTTCCAGCGTTTCGCTGCGCTTTTGCAGCTCCTCTTCCTGGATCAGGAGCTCCGCCAGCGCATTCTTGCGCTGCTCAACCTTCTTGCTGATCAGCAGTTGTCTGAGTGCCAATGTTTCTCACCCTTTCGATGATTTTTTGTCGCCGCGCCTCAAGCAGGCGGGCGCGGTGCTCTTCGACTTGTTGCTTGCGGGCCTGCACCCCGGTGTCCTCGTAGGCCGGGAAGGTGACGACGCTGACCTCGTGCAGATCGACCTCGCGGATCGTCCACTTCACGGAGCCGTCTTCGCGCCACTCCGTGTCTTCGCGGACAATATTAAACCCGAACGAACACTGGTCCACGTCCCCGCGCTTGACGCGCTCGTAAAGGTTCATAGCATCCGTATCGTTCGGGTTGATCTTGATCTGGCCCCACAGCCCATAGCTGTCTTCGCGAAGCTCCAGCGTCCCGGCTTTGTTCCGGCCGAGCACCAGGCGTGTCTCGTGGTTGATCAGCGCGCGGATGTCGTTCGACAGCGTGTTCGCGAACGCGCCGGGCGCGATCTCCTCGTGCGCACCCGGCCAGAGCTCCGTCTCGCGGCCGAACACCGCGAAATAGCCTTCGATGACCAGATCGCCGCCGTCACCCTCCGCGCGCGTCTTGAGCTCAGTCCGAAGACTCCGCGTCTGCCGCTGCTCCCTGCTCATCCGTCATCACCTCCCTGCTGGAGTTTGGATTGATCGCCGATCATGCCGCGCGGAATGTAGTTCTCCAGGATGACCAGCTCATCCAGTCCTTCACGCGGCGACAGGCCGACCCAGTCGCGGACCTCGTTGCCGTCCATCAGGCCGCGAACGTACAGGTTTTGCCCGATGTCGGCAAGCTCTTTCAGGTCGTATGCGTAAAGGCTGCGGGCGGACAGGCGGAAATATAAGTCCGGCGCATAGAGTAGTTTGCTGGTAAGTTCCTGTCCGATAACCGTTGCAATCGAAGCAATGCGCGTTCGGATGAAATTGTTAACCTCGTCCTTTTTGAAATCGCCAACGCCAACGAAAAACGGCGGCACGCCGATCATGGCTGCCACCGTTCGTTTGTCAATCTGGACGCTTTCATGAATTGCGATGTCTTCCAGTGTGAGTGGCTTCACCGTATCAATCCGAATGATCCCATCCGGCAGAATCCACGGCTTCCCGCTCTGACCGCTGCCGATGTAACGTTCGATCAGCTTGTCGCGCTCTTCTTCGCTCGAGAATTGGCTCGAGTCCGCATCGACCATCACGATCACGCTCGGTCGCCACTTATCCCCCATGAAGGCGTTCTTCGTCTTCGCCGCCTGCGCGAGATTCGCCACGACATCTTTGAGGATCAGCCGATACCCGCGACCGCGCCACGGTTCCTGCGGTTCAGGGTTGATCCGAAAATGCAGAATCTCGTCGTGGTTGTATGTGCGGCCGTTGATCATTACCTGATAGCCAGTTGCCAGCCCAATCGCGTTCTGTTTCGGCGGCAGGATCGTGACCATATGCGCCGGAACCGGGATGAGCTCGTCGATCAACCCGTCACGGAACTGAGGGAAGACAAAGGCGTTGCCGTCGCCCTCAAGGAGCATCGTGTGAACGATATGGTAGAGCCACGCCTTTCGTGTCATCAGCGAATACGGCTCAATGTCCACTTTTCGCGAGAGCTCATTCTGCACCCGCTCGTGACCTCCGGCGACATTCCGCATGAGGTGGATGGTCATGTTACTGACCATGTCTGCGATCCGATCCACCGCCATGCGCACCTCGGGATTCTCAGACAGCCGCACGTACCCGGCCGGCAGCGTCAGGTCTTCACCTTTGAGCCAGTACCCGAGCAGGTCACCGCCGGAGCTCCGCTGCTGGGTCGGCTGTCTCGCACGCTGTTTCTGTCGTTTACTCACGCCGACGATTCACCACCTTTCAGCCAGTTTTCTTGCGCCTTCGCCTGGTCGGTGTCCTCCAGATATCGCACACATGCAAAAACCGACGCGTCGAATAGGTCGATTCGTCGGTTCTCGCTGATTTTTTCGTATTGGATCAAGTCGTCGGTTTTCTCGATGCCGTGGACGTTCTGTACGCAGTATTCATAGGCGTCTGAGTGCAGGTAGTAGAGCTTTCCGAGCTTCGCCTTCTGCTCGATTCGGCGGAATCCCATCGACTTGCGCCAGAAATACTGCGGCTCGTCGACCAGTTTGAAACCGGCTTTCTTCGCATCCCGGAAAAACTCGGTCGAGAACTTCCGGTCGAAACCAATCTGCTTGATGCGGAAACCTTTCTGCCGCATCTCCCTGAACCACTTCACGATCTCGGCGTGATTCGTAACAGCCGAGTTCGTCATGGTGAGCCATCCGTCATCCTTCCAGCCGAAGAGCGGAATGCCGTCCTCCTCGGCCTTGGTTGTCGCCGCGACGATCGGGAACCAGGCGTGCGTGATGACGATGCCGACGTCCTGGTATTCTCCATACAGCGCGGCTGCCGTGAGATCGTGCAGTTTCGCCAGGTCGGCCCCGCCATACCAGTTGATCGGCAGCTTCGCGAGCTCCTCCAGCGTCCAACTGTATTTGCGGTCGGACAGCCGGAACTCGTGGACATCGAAATAGGCGTTCATCGCTGCCGTGTAAACGTTCAGAGACTTCGCCAGAAAATCCTTCCGCTGCTGCGGGTCGTTCTGGGCTTGCAGCGCGTCGTTCAAGATGTCCTCCGGCCGGATCGTCACGCCGTAGTTCGGGTTCGCTTTCTCATGCTGGATCGGGTTCGTGTAGTCGACGTTCCCGCGCTCGTCCTCATCGGCCTTCGCGATAAACACGAAATACTGTTCATCCCGCACGGTTTTGTCCAGGATCTTTTTGCAGTATTGGAGACGCTGGTAACAAAACGACGACATATCGTCGCCGGCCGTCGTGATGCCGATCATGAGCTTGTTCGTGTATGCCTTCATGGCCTCTTTGATGATGTTGTACTGCTTCGGCCGGGTGTAAGCATGCAGCTCGTCCGCGATCGCGATATTACAGTTCAGCGAGTCCTGCCGGTCCGGGTTGGCGGCCAGCGCCTCGATGTAGATTGACCCGTCACCGAGGTCGCCGCTGATGCTATGTTCCTGGTTGTTGTTCAGGATCCGGAAGTTTTCTTCTTCACCCATCCGTTTGAGGTTAAAGAGGATAAACTCAAACGCCTGTTTCGACTGCTTGAGCGCGTGCGCCGTGATGTAAATCGTGGCGCCGGATTTGCGACTGAGCAGCGCGAGCGCCCATGCCAGCGCGGCCACCAGACGGGTCTTGCCGTTTTTCCGGGGAATGAAAATAAACGCCTCTTTGTATCGGCGTTCATTTGTCCCCGCCTTCCAAAAGCCGAGCAAGTTGTAGATGATGAACTTCTGCCACGGCTCGAGCAGGAAAGGCTTGCCGCGCAGCGGCGTCCCGTCGATCGCCTCCCCTTTGTCGTGAACAAATGTGCGCTCAATGATTTGGATGACGAATTCCGGGTCCTTCGTGCGAAGCTCGTACTCCGGATTCTCCAGGTCGTCCAGAAACCGCTGCGCGGCTTGTACCAACTCCTTGCCGGCGATTTTTCGGCCTTCGACGATAGCCCTGGCGTACTCCAGCACAACGTCGAGGTTCTTCGCGTCACTCAAGAGCCTTCAGCGCTGCCGCCAGCGCGGACTGTTTCTTCGTCTCGATGGTGATGCCATCTATGGTCTTCGGATTCAGACACAGCCTGTCCGCGTACGCCAGTATGTCCTTCCGGAGGCTTTCGAGCGTGGCGACGATCGGCGCCTTTTTCGACCCGCCGTCCGCAGTCGGCACCTCGAACGGGTAACCCTCGGCCGCGAACCGTTCGGACAGCGCGGCGTACTGCTCGCGCAGCTCGGCGTAAATCTCGATGATCGGATCGAACTCCTTCTTGTAGGTGCCGAGCTCCTTCATCGCCCGGATCGTCGATCGTTTGATTGCTGATTTGGTGTTTTTCGCCATCGTCTCACCTCCTCGAAAAAGTTCCCCAGCACCCGCGCTATTGGAAATGGG